TTAGCGATCAAGTCACCAGTAGTACCAGATGCGTCATCCAAGTCAACGAATGGGTTAGCAACCATACCGTAACGTGTCTTGAAACCAATTTTAGGTTGGAAGCTGTTAGGATCAACAGCACGAACCATTTGGAGAGGCACGTATGGGCAATAGAACAAGCCAGCGTCAAACGCTGATTGACCTTTGTAACCAACTACGAAGAACTGTGAAGCGGATACGTTTGATGAATATGGGTCAACATAAACTTTATACTTACCGTTTAGAACACCAGCGAAAGTAGTAGAAGTATCATCAACAGTTAGATTATTTTTACCAGTTAAACCTGATTGATAATCTAATACACCAGCCATTGCTAGAGCAGAAGCAACGTCAGCTGAAGTGATGATAAAGTTACCACGACCACGACGAGTTTGTTGACCGATAGCATTAGCTTCACGTTCGATTTGGAACATTAGACCTTTGAATTTCTCAACAGACCAACGACCATTTGAGTCAACGTCTAAGTCAAAAGTACCAGCAGTAGCAGTACCAACAGCAGCACCAGCAACAGCAGTACGATAAACAGTACGAACAACTTCACGGTTGATTTCAGCAAGGATCTCAGTAGAGAGGATGTTGCTTAATTCACCTTCAGCGTCAAGACCATGAACTGCTTTCAAGTCTTGTGCAAGTTCAACTGAGTATTCAGCTTTAAGAGCACGAGTCTTAGCAACTACAGAAGTCTTTTCGATTGAGAAAGACATAGCACCGAAAGAACCATCACCAGAACCACCTTGGCCAAGACGCTCAGCAGCAGCAGTAGTAATACCTGTACCTGCAGCAGCATCACCACCAGCAGCGGAACCAGACTGAGTACCAGTACCAGCGAAAGCAGAGTTTGCTTCGTTGAACAACGCTTCAGTACCACCTTGAGTGCTGTAACGTGATTTCATTGCGAAAATCAAACCAGTTGGTTGAGTCATTGGCTGAACACCAGCGATATCGTAAGCGATAAGTTGTGGCATTGCACGACGTACTAGGCTGATCAATACTGGATCAAACTTAGCGATACCGCCAGTGTCACCATAAGAACCAACGCTGTTAGCTGGAGCTGCTTCGAAAAGAGCTTCAGATTGTTTTGCCATTTCTTTTTCTTGGTTCTCAAGAAGAATAGCAGTTACTTCACGTTTGTAATTTGATTCGATTGGAGCAGAACCCTCGTGATTTAACACGGGTGCCCATTTTTCCATTAATTGTTTGCGATCCATTTTGGATTTCCTTTTTTAAAAAATTTATTTATTGTTGAGTGCTGATAGGTATGCAGACATTTTTGGGTCTACAGATTTTGATCCAGCTTCAGTGATAACTTCAACTGGAGTATCAGTTACAACGGATGTTACACCTGATGTAGTTTTAATAGTGAAATATGATTCACGTAAAGTCTTCACTTTAGTTTCATAAGATTCAGCATCTTCATAAGCTACTTCAGCCACTAGACCAGCAAACTTTTCAGCTTCTGTATCAGTCAAGCCTTCGCTTACAGTTTTAACGATATCGTTACGCTTTGCTTCATTAACTGTTTTAGTTAATTCAACATTAGCAGCAACTTGCTCGTCAATTTTAGATTTTAGTTCATCAATTGTGTTTTCCATTTCGCCAAGTAGGTCATACTTTTCTTCTGGAATATCAATATAATGTTCTTCGAATAGACCTTTCAATCCTTCAACGAATCCTTCTAAAATATCAGACTTAATACCACGATCAAGGGCAATTTCATTCTGTGTCATCCACTGCTCAGCAATATAGCCGAGATATCCATCAACTTGTTCAACAATACCCTCAATTTCTTCAGCAATAGTATCAGCTACTTTTGCTTCAAACTCTTCTTCTAAACGAGCAACTTCAGCAGTTACACGTGACATAACAGCAGCTTCAAAAATTGTAGCAGCTTTAGTTTTAAAATCTTCAGAAAGTTCTTCAGTACCAAACATAGCATCTAAATCTTCTTTCATGCCTTTAGTCTTGCCAACACCTTTTAGGTATTCATCAGTACCATCATAGTCATTAGTATCAGCAACAACTTTACCTGGAACATTATTTTTTGCGCTACGAATTGGAGTACGATCACCATTGTTTGGGTTCATAGGACCTTCTGGTGTTTGCTCTGCATCTTTTTGATTCTGATTGTTATTACGCTCATTATCTGGGTTTGGAGTCTCACCACCATTTGGCACAGTGTTCTGTGCTGAACGAATTGGTTGACGATCACCATTTTCACCATTTGGTTTAGCAGTATTAGTACCACCTTCTTTACCTGCTAATTTTGCTTCATCTAATTGCTTTGATTTAGACTCAGCTAAAATTTCAGCGATTTTTTGTTCGATTGACATCTTTTTCTCCTAACTGGATAGTTCTATGATTTATTTATATTTT